GTGCCGTGCAGACGCCAACGTTATGATTTCCCGCCCGTTTGCACGGTCGGATTTGGCTTGTGTTAAACTGGCGGCAAGTCGGTGAAGGAGTGAGTGCTCGTTACACTTGCTGCCGGTTGGACGCCAATCCAGACCCGACGAATAAAATGTACGCCACCCACGGCGTACTAGCAAGAGCCTCCGAGGTGCCACCGCTACTCGGGGGCTTTTGTTTTTCGGAGGACCGATGGAAACGAAACCGCTCCACATCGTCCGTCTGGAAGACCTGCAGCCCATCCGGGCCCCGGAAACCTTTGCGCCCGATGAGCTGGTGATCGTGGTGGAGGCTGTTCCCATGATCGTCACCCTCGGCGAGCTGGCTGAGGTTCAGGAACTTCAGGCGGCGTAGAGAGGGCTTGAGTGGATGAGCAGGCATCCTGATACGCCGCGGTCGCCGAGTCGAACAGCTCACCGCCAATCGTAGCCCCGATAGCGCTTGTGGTCAGTTCCACAGCCTGCCCATCCCTAAAGCCCTCTCATGTCTACGCCCGCTTGCGTCTATAGGTGACGACCTTGACGAGACCCAGCGCCTTTAGCACTGCCGGTCCAGCCTCCTTTCGCCCTTTCAGCATGTCGTTTAGATACTGCGGCGAGATGCCCAGCTCTTCAGCGACTACCGTCTGTGCCGCGCCATTGCAACGGTCCCTGAGTACTGCTATTGGGTGTATCATGGTTCGGATGGTAGTACGCGGGCGGGCAGATTACAAGCGTCTATGCAAGTGGCTGAAAATAGGCTTTATTTAGTTGTTGACCGGAATACGCTCCGTCGAGTAGAGTAGCCACATCATGAAACGGGAGACGCAAGTGACCGACCAAGCCAGAGCGCTCGAGCAAGACGGTCGCAAAAAAGCACAGTGCCCGCACTGCCAGACGTTTATTCATATTCACAGAATGGAGAAACACATACGTGTTGCACATCAAGGAATTAATGCTCCTGCTGTTCCCATGGCGATACGACGGGCGTAATCCGTATCGACGGTATTGCAAAACATGCGGGCAGCAACAGGACCAGTACGAGTTTGCGTTGTACGGTCTATTTCATCCACGAAACCCCTGCTCGTGGGAATCCACGTATCCAGCGCAGCGCTGCGCGGCCATGACCCACGATATTTCCCCCAAGGAGCAAACCAAGTGACCGACCTCGACAAGTACGCCAAAGACACCGCCCACGACTGGGACGGAACGATAGACACCGCGAACTGGGACGAGATTTACAACGCCGACCAGCTCGCGGAGGTGATCGACGACTTAGCCAACCGCCTTGCCGCTCGTGGCGCATACGCAGATGCCGCCTTCTGCACGATGGCTCGTGACGCCCTGTGCGAGCTGCACAACCGCCGCGACGCTGAGGAAGTGCTGGCGCACGCGGCAAGCCTTGGAGTGACGCCGTGAAGCGCAGAACCCCGTCAGAGTTTAGCGATGCTGAGATTGACCGCCTTTGGGAGCACGGCGAGCTTCCACCCGTTGACACCGGCCGACGTGAGCGGGAGGACAACGAGGTTTTGTTGTGGGCCTTGCTGACTGGGTTAGTGAACGAGGTGAAAACGGAATGAAACGCTTCGCCCTTTACGCTTTCTCTGCTGCGGCGCTGTTTGGTTGGTTTGTGCTGTTCGGCCTGGCGATAGTGGAGACGGTTCGGGAGGACGTCTGCTCGCATGTGACTAGCATCCCCTATGAGACTGGCGAGCGACCTTTGTGCGTGATTGTGGAACGGAGAGAGCCATGACCGAGCGCATAGCAGAATTTCTTGAGATCGAGGACGCTCAACTGTTCCTGCGCGCCAAGGGGAAGGATAGCTACCACATTTGCGGTGGGATCAATCTCCCCTACGCCGTTCGCCCGAAGGAAGTCATTGCGATTTACCGAGGGCCGTATGAGCCGCCCGATTATCGAACCGTCGAGCCCTACGAGGAGGACTTGTGAAAACCGGCATCGTCACCTGCGGCCTATGGAGCCTTGAATTCGAGGTGGACGGCTTGCGCCCATTGCCGCTGGTCTACACCCGGGTCGGAGATTTCATGGCCCGTCAATTCATGCCCCCGGAAAAGGTACGCGAGGAGCTTTTCACTCGCGCTTTGAAGTACTGCACCGAACAACTTGAGGAACAAACCCCATGATTACCGCCCCTGCCGACACGACCGAGCACGAAGAAAGGCTCCTACTGCTGTACCTGCGCATGTACCGCCTGAAAGCGCTCGCGGCACTGCTAGGCTTCGGCGGAATCTACGAGAGATTGCCGTACCAAAGTATGCGCTTGTGGTTTCGGCCTGATAGGCGCAAGCGACTAGCGGAATTACAACGCCAAGCCGACGAGATACGCGCCGCCGTCATCGAACTAGAGGGGTTGGACGCATGAACGAACCGAAACAAAACGTCATCACGGCCGAGGAAGTAGCCACCGCTCGAGCGGAGCGTAAAAGCCTGGTCGAGAAGTTCGCCAACAAGTACGGCATCGAGCCCAACAAGATGATGGCGACGCTCAAGGCCACGGCATTCAAGGGTGACGTGACGACCGAGCAGATGGCCGCTTTGTTGATCGTGGCCGATGCCCACAACCTGAACCCCTGGACGCGCGAGATTTACGCCTTCCCCAGTCGCAACGGAATCGTGCCGATTGTCGGCGTAGACGGATGGGCCAGAATCACGAATGAGCACCAGCAGTTTGATGGCATGGACTTCGAGCAGGACGACGAAAAGTGTACCTGCACGATCTACCGCAAAGACCGCAGCCACCCGACCAAGGTCACGGAGTACCTGTCGGAGTGCAAACGCCAGACAGACCCATGGACGACGCACCCCAAGCGGATGCTGCGGCACAAGGCCATGATCCAATGCGCCCGGCTGGCTTTTGCCTTCGCTGGAATCTATGACCCTGACGAGGGCGAGCGAATCCTGGCCGCAGAAGCTATCGACGTAACCCCCGCCAAGATCGCCCCCAAGCGCCTACGGGAGCTTATCGACGGGATGCTGGAGTCAACCAAGGCAGCGGACGGCGACGCCCTACGGTCAATCTGGAACGGCCTAAAGAGCGAAGAACAGCTATTCGTCTGGGACCACCTGCGGTCGTGGGAGCGGTCAGCCATCAAAAAGCTATTGGACGCCCCTAAGGGCCTACCAGCAGCCGAGATCGACCTAGACCCCTGGTCCGTGGAAGCCCTAAGGGCTAGCGCGTCCCTAGAGGCCCTAGAAACGACCTGGACGCTAGTACAGCACGCCTTTGCCGAAAGGGATCAGATGCCATCCCCGGATGTCGAGATATTTTACAACGACCGGAAAGCAGAGTTGACCGCATGAGCCGCCAAGCCCTGCTCTCGATCATTGCCGCCCTAGTGGTCTATTCCGGGTTTATGACCTGGCTCGACTTCCAGCAGGACGCGATGAACGACAAGCTGTTAACCATCACTTTGAACAACTGCTTGAGGCCCGCTGTGGGGCCGAGAACGGAAGCATGATTTTTACTAGACGTGGCTATCGTTGGCGCATCAACGAGCGCGGCTTTCTCGAGATGGAGGTCGTCGAAGGATCTGGGGAGTGGTTTCTATACGGTTGGCTAGATTTGATCTGAGGAGCACGGGACGCTATGAGCGACGACAACGTGGAGTGGCTGCGAAGGAAACAGCAAGAGGCAGAAGGCTTTGATTGCTGGCCTGACTACACCAGTTACGGAGCTTGCGCCGACGAACTCGCCAATCTGCGGAGGAACGTCGAGAGCTTTCGTGCATCGCTCCGCCTGGTCGCGCAGCTCGACGGGCAAACGTTGCTCGGTCCTTCTGACCTTGACTTCGATCATTTGACCAAACGCGTTCCAGACCAATGCTGGGCGCACGAGGTCGGTGCTGCTAGGGCGTTCAATCAAGCGGCAGAGATCGCCAAAGAGGCATTGAAGGAGCACGGGACGCTATGAGCGAGCACTTTGAAACCATGGATAACGTGGAGTGGCTACGGGATGCCGCCAAGTATCGTGCCGCCGGTACTGACGTGCGAATGCGCGCCTGCGCCGACGAGCTCGCCGAGCTGCGGAAGGAGAACGAGCGGCTGAACGAAGTTATGGAGTATTTACAGACTCGTATTTTCGAGCGCAAATGGGACGGCACCATAGGACGACCGGAGACATGGAACATGGCCGGGCCGTTCCGCCATGAACTCGTTAAGTGGCGAGGTCCGTCTCTAGTTGACGCCATCGACTCCGCCAAGGCGTCAGCCTCAAAGGAGCCGAAGTGAGCGACCAAGCAGAATACGAACGCATTCTCGACAATCTGCTCGCGGAGAATGAGAGACTGAAAAGAGATATGGACGATCTCGTCTTGGACCGCATTGCACCGTTAGAGCAGAAGCTAGCCGAGGCGAACAAGCTAATCGCTGCCGCTGACCCGCTGGCATGGTGGGTGGCAGGAGGATGGAACATCCCGACCGTGGAGTGGAAAGAACGTCAAAAAGAACTAGATGCCATCATCGCCGCCGTTAAGGCGAGCAAGGACGGGACGCTATGAGCGACGAACTACTCAAAGCAATTACAAACCTGGAAAACGCGAATTTCTGGTGTGGTCAAGCGTGCGGCACTCAAGAGGATAACTCGCTAGAAGTAGCAGCCCTCGGGGATCGAGTTAAGGCAGCGCGTGAAAAAGTACTTACGCCCATCGCCGAGCTGCGGAAGGAGGTAGAGAGGCTGGAAGCCCAGCTCTCAATAAGCGACAAAGCTCGCGCGGAGGCGTGGCAGCAGTTGGCCGAGGCGAACAAGCTGAACCTAGCGCTAGACGTGGCTCTAAAAACCATCTACCAGACAGACGTGAAGGCGCGGCAGAGCGGGCACAGAGCGAGCCTCGATGAGGTTGTGAGGCTCGCAGCAGATGCGCTTGAAAAGTACGGCGTGGCTTTGTCAGGAGGCGCAGCGCCATGACCCGCGTCGCCTACTACCGCCACCTCGCTAGATGCCTAGCTGCAATGGCCGCTCGCTACCGGTGGATGAAGCAAGACGTGAACCATGAGCTTTGGCATTCTCGTGCTATGACCGCGTTCCACATGATGCGTTTGGCTTTGGACGGCAACGAGCCTGACTTACTACCGCCCGACAATCTCGGCAAGCGGTTTAGAAGTTCTCCGCGTGCGGCTGATGATAGTAGTACTCATCGCCCGTAATTCTTTCGATACCTTTGCGGAGTTTCTTCACCTGATCTTTCACGAGCTTCTCGAGCTGGGCGTGTTTGACCGAGTCAAGACCAGCAGTACTCACCCGAATCGCAATATCCGCGCGAGTGTGCGTGTAAATCTTGATAGTCTTTTCGCCAGTGACTTCACCGGCCCCGCCGCAGATGATAATGTCGTGCGCCACATTCGCCCCTATTCGTGATCGCCAGCCGTTTCGGTGTGGATTCCGTGAGCCTTCACCGCAGAGCGTAGCAGCATCAAATCCTCTTGAGCTAGTCGTGATTCTCGCTCTGTCAAGTTCGACCTTTCCATTGCTCGGGATGATTGCTGCAAAGCCTCGTTGGCTATTCTAACCGCTTCGCGCGCGTCCTTCACGACGTACATAGCGACCACTGCTAGCACGAGCGCGGCAATGCCAATCAGGAGCGCGACAATCCATCCGAACCGATCCCCGACGATAGACGCTTGCGCGGTCGGGGCGGTGTTGCTGCTTGAAATGTTGCCATTTGCCGGGTAAGACTTGCCGAGCTTACCCGGAGCGGAGGTCATTTGAGTTTCAGCAGCAAGTTACAGTCAGGCGGGTTGTACCGACCGCCCGCTAGTCGCTGGTAATCCTGCTGGAGCTCTCTAATCCGTTCTAGTATCGCCGGGTCGCCGGGATTCATGCATAGAGCAGAGTACGCAGCGTCCAGCCTCTGCTCGAAGCTCGACAACTGCAAATCGACTACCGCGTCCTTAACGTCCGTGACCTCTGCCGATAGAGGCTCGATCTCGAACAGATACAAGTAACCTAGAAGGATCAAGGCTGCATACCCCGATGCGGTGGTGAGGATTTTGGAATCCCACAAAAGTTTGAGTAAGGGGATGAGTCCCACATCGTGCCTCCGTGCATCAGATCGGAACTACGCGGCCTTGCCAGCACGGATGCGCCCGAGAATGCCGAGAATGCCGCCGATCACCGTGCCTATGGCCGTCACCCACAATGAGAGATCCTCGGAGCCGATGCCGTACTTGGCCACTAGCGGCGTAAGGATCAAAATGGCTAGACCTGTATAAGTTTGCGTGCCCTTCGGTAGCATAAGATCGTCCTCTTCAGTGATCGGAAGAGGCGGTATGCCCTTCCTCTCTCGTCGTCGATTCCGCGCTTCCTTTAACCGTTTCCACGGCCGAACAGTCGTCCAGATTTTCCAGCCGATGGTTACTGGGTCGAGTGCCACTAACTCTCAGCTTTCCTGAGTTGTCCCGGCGGTAGGGGTTTCACGCCCTGACCAGGAGGCATCCAGTTGCCAGTGATGTTGATCGAGTTGCACACGATGTTGGACGGGTCGGACTCGTTGCCGAACACGTCCACCGACGTCGCGTAGAAGTACCAGCCGCCGTTGTACTGCTGGCTGTAGACGTGCGAAGCAATCCCCGAAGCGACCGAGGCTACGAGCACGAACGAAGCCAAAGCCGGAGCCGTCCCGCACGTCACGTTCGCATCTCGAGCGGCGTATATCCGCTGATTCTGCAGCACCATAAACGTGCCGTCGGTGTAGCTCGTGGCGGGAGTCCAGAGCAACGAAGTAGAGCCAGTACCGGCAGCATGGGCGCCAGTCGAGACGAGCAGCAGTAGAGCTACTTGGAGGCTGCGCATATCTCCTCCCACCCGCACTCAGCTAGTGCTCGTTGTTCGGATGCCTTGTAGGATTCTGTGGCCGCTTTGGAAGCCTCGGTCTGTGCCCTGATCGTTTCTAGGCGCAGCGTCGCCATACGCTCTTGGTGGGCTCTTGCGGCTTGTACGTCGGCAATGCATTGCTCGTCACGCTCGAGGACGGCGGACATTTGCGCGAGCCCAAGACCAAAGCTGAAACCACGCTTGAACCCGTTGCCTGGCACGTAGCATTCGGGCGTAGCGCCGTACGGTAGCGGCGATTCCATACCGACCGCGAACGCGCGCGAGTTGGTGCTTTCGTACAGGTTCGCGTTGCTCGCCCCGCCGCCGGAGTTTGCGTTCACGATCGGGTTCGCGGTAGCGCTCGAGCTCGACGCCGACAAAGCATCGACCGTGGTGCTCGGGATGTTCTCACCAGTCCTCGGAGTCGAGGGGATGCCGGGTCGGTCGGTGGCAAACACCGGATACGCCATCCCTACTGCCACGATGGCTAACACCACGGCAATCGAGAGATACACCCAGTCCCAGCGTTCCTCTTTCGGTCGCATCATCATTTCCCCGTGCCGAGCGCCGGCGCTATCTTGAGTTTCGTGTCCCCTGCCTGAAAGGCTTTTAACACAATCGCCATGGCTTGCCGTGAAGCAGTTACCATAAGGCGGTTCTCGTTGATCGTCAGGCCAAGGCCCGGAGCAATGCACCCCTGAAGCTCCGAGGCGTAGTTCGCCGAGTGAATCAGGATCAGTGTCCGACCACCAGCGGCCGGAAGGTGCTCTTGCGAGTAGTACACGCCACAAGAGGGATTCCGCAAGGCGACACACACATCACCGTTCGGTCGCGCGTGACGCACAAGCGAATACACTCCGTCCGGCACACAGGACACATTAGGCGCCCCGCCGGGTGCTCGACCAGCGATCCAAGGTCGCTCGATCGTGTAGAGAGTCTCGCAGCCATCAATCATCAACCGGCCTACCGTGGCCTCGGGCAAATAAGCTATGCGGTCGAGTTTCATGGCGCTGATTATACCCTGGCGAGCATCAACTTATGCGCACACGCACAGCGCCGCCGTCGTTGTACATACCTCCGATGGGGACTCCGGCAGCTTCGGCTGCGGCATCGTCGGCGTAATCTCCAAGGCCCATCTGCACCAGCGTGATGCCGCTGTCCACGAGATCCACGTTGCTAAGTCGGACAACCTCGTTAAGCGGGTTGCCTTCGACGTCGTTGTTTTTCGCGATCAAGTCACCAAGTGCAACCCCAGTGGAATTGGTGAGATAGAGCGCGGACGTGAAGCAGTCCTCAACGATTAGGACGCCCATTGCGAGGCTGTCCACTTCGTCAATACGGATACCGGCGTAGTGAGTCGTCCCGGTTACTGTGACATTCGATACCGTGACTCGCTTGCTTCTGGCCTCACCCCCTCCGGTGTCTGAGAAGATGTGAACCCCCGCCCCTCGACGTTGGTCCTTCGAGCGGATGCCGCGAATCTGGGCGTCCGTGACCGATCGCAAGTAAACAGCATGGTGGAGCGTAGTAGCTCCTGACGCCGCCCCTGTGCCGTCGAACTCCGAATCAAGCACCTTTACCCCGTCCGCGTATCCAACGAAGACAACACCCGTGCCAGAAGCATCTGCTGCAGTATCTCCACCAGTTACCTTCACACCACGAACGAACACACTCGAGGACCGAGCCAAAGAGTTGCTTTCCCCGACGTAGAGGACCGACGATCCAAGTCCAGTGCCCGTGCAGTCTAGGAATTCTAGCCCTGCAACACGGTCTAGCTCAGCACCACGAAACACGTTAGAGAACCTACACCGGAGAAATTCGATGTTCTCAGACGCAGATGCATCCGCGTCGAATAGCACGCAGCGATTGGACGAGCCGACTGAATTTCCATCGAAGCCGATATCACGAAAGCTCACGTTAGAGCGTGCTGTTCCACCGTCATTAAAAATAGAAAAAGTGTTCGTCGCTGCTTTGATGATGCTGCGGCGCGAACCGATACCACGGACCATAATCCCAGAAAGCGGTTCAAGAGCGGTCGAAACGATTGATGTGCCGCCTGGGTGAAATACCTCTGTACCCGTATCGGCAGCTAAAGCAATAGCGCTATTCCAGGCGTCAGTATCGTCCGTTGATCCATCAATTTTGGCTCCGTGCCAAGTGATATCACCAGGCTCATAAACAGTCCCGATGCGGCGGCCGATAGGGGAGAGGACCGCACTCATAGAACCGTCATAGTCATGCCGGTGTGAACTTTGAGCGTCGCTCCACCGACTAGCCGGAAGGACATGTTGTAGGTGACTGTACCGACTCCGGCATACGTCCAAGTGTGACTAGACGTACACGCGAGCCATGTGTTGATAGTTCCTGTCGTGAAACTACCGCTAGTCGGGTCAACGCGAACCTCGTAGTTAGCAGCCACTAGAGCAGTGGACGGTGAAACCCAATCCTCTGTATCTGCTCCACCAGCGCCGTTCCCAAAAACGTGATCCCCGTCGTTTTGAATTTCAGCGCTGGTCGAAATCGCGTTTGACGCATTGGAGAGCGTCGCGGCCAATAGACCATTCCCGCCGGATATCGCCGCGAGCAACGTAGCTCCGCTCACGTCAACTGCCCTGCGATGTTCCAGTTGCCCGAGCTCGCGTGGATAGCGGCACACATGCTCCCGGTTGCCAGCGTGCGGCTTCCGGTGTTGCCGGCGAAAGTCAGCGTGCCACTTGCCGCAATCGTCCAGCTATTGCCCGATGAGTTGACGAGAATCACCACCGCGTCGTTTGCTGGATCGCCGTCGAGGGTGAACGTCTGCCCACTACCTGCGGTGAACCGGACAGTCCCGCCAGAGTCAGAGGCGGCAGTATTCCCAGTTGACGTGACGTTACGAGACGGCGCGGTTCTATACCCGACCTCAATGCTTCCGTATTGCAGCGTACCGTTAGCAAAGTTGATCGTGGTCGGTGTCGCACCCGTACGAGCAATACTCAACACCGTCGAGGTAGCGGCTAGCGAATCGTCCAGCGTGAACAGAGCCAGCGTTCCATCGGTGTTCCGCCACTCCCACCCCTTCGCGTCTGTGGCTGCGTCAGAGTCTATAAGACGGGTTCTAGGAGCCGTGGCGTTGCTAAGGGATAGAATCTGCCCGGATAGAAACAGGCTACTGCCCGTCAGTAGAGGGACCGTAGCGGGGAGCATGCCTTCCGGTATCTCCGATGGCGGCGAGGTCAGCACCCACCGATCAGGCGCCGTGTTCGCGTCGTAGGTGAACTCGTAGAGACCACCGAGCAGGATCGCTCCGCTAGCGAGTGCTACTCCGTCAGGAGTCTGTACCGCGATAGGTCCGAGACCGTTCACATTAACGGTCGTCGCGCCGGAGTTGTTTGCAGCAGCTCTAACGACAAACCGCTGCCCTTCCTCGTAGGCGGCGATGGCGGGAGAAGGGGTAATGACGAGTGTGTTGGCAGAGCCGGAGTCAATCCAATATACATGGTCTTGATCTATTAATTCTGTTACCCTTGGGAAACCAGTTAGGGTAGTGGCCGCAGCAGCGTTGGTGAACGTGGTCGCATTCAAATTTTGCGAAGCCGTCGGGAGTCCGGTGCCATCGCGAAGCATCGCGAGTGACATAGCAGTAGCGATATCCTGGAATTGCTCCGTGAGTTTCGCTATCTCGATTGGCGGCGATGCCGCCTCCGTGTCGAAATCATAAATCATGGACATCGTGCCGGCCGAGTAAGGCATCTCAGAGGCTCCTATGGCAAACGTCAGAAACCATCCGCTTTATGCTGTTTGGTGCGATATGCGGAGGCGATGCAGATCGCCGAAAGACCCAGGATACCAACACTACGGCGGACGCGGGATATCGGTGTGCAAAGAGTGGAACGAATCGTTCCATAAATTTGTCGCCGACATGGGGCCGCGCCCAGCGGGCTACGTTATTGATCGCATTAACAACGATGGTAACTACGAGCCAGGTAATTGCAGATGGACTACGGTTCTTGAGAATGCCAGGAATCGACGCTACCCGCGGAGAATGAAACAAACCGCGGAAAAAATGCACGCAGCGTGGAAGAGACTGGCGCGGCAGATCCGTAGAGAAAAAACAGTGTTCAAGTGCGGGCACCCATACGTGCCTGCTAACATTTATTGGCGCCCAAAACACAGATCGAACTACTGCAAGCAATGCCGAAATGAGAGCACGAACGCTGCTCACAAAAGGCGACGCGCTCGTTTGCGAGACGCCCACCTATCTGCTCCCTTGTAGTCGCTCGGCCAAAAGCCGCCTGCGGTTTTCTTCGGCGGTTCCTATTCCTAGCGTAGCTGACGGTAGATACCCGAGCTGAGGGAGGGATTCTCCGGTGAGCCGCCGTCCCATTGCGCTAGCCGCTCCGCTTCTGACGAGTTCATCCACGCCTCGCGCTGCTGATTTACGCATCGCAGAGGCACCGTGACGGGCGGCGACACCAGTAGCCGCAAGGCCAAGGCCAAGATCAGGCGAAGCAACGCCAGCGATATACGTCCCAATCGACGGCAGACCGCCCTTAAACGGGTCGAACTTGCCCCATGCTTGGAGAAAGTTTTGAATGTTTCCGCCTTCGGCGACTTTGTTGATGGCGGCGCGCTCAGCTTCACTGAAACGGCGAATCCTTCTAGGGTTATCGGCGAGCTGTTTGAACTGTGTTCGGAGTGCATTTTGCATTCCTGAAACCGAATACTGCCCGGCCTGCCGCTTCGCTCGGTCGAATAGGTTTTCAATGTCCTGCGCCTTTCGTTGAACGTGCCAAAGGTTGCGAGCGGTTCGGTATTCCGCAGTCGAGCTCGGTAGCTGTTGCTCAATGAAGTCGTCGAAGTCGTCGAGCAACTGCCCAGCTAGTCGCGCGTCGCTTGTGATCTCGCCCTTGCCGGCAATGATTGCATCGTTTTCGGCGCTCGATAGAACCTTACGCAAGGTCTCTGCGCCCTGTACAGAATGACCGGCTATCCCTGGCCGCGTGGCATCTTCGTAAAGGCGCTTGAGCCCGATCATTGTGTTGGGGTTAAGGTCGGCGTCGAAGCCCTCCTTAGCCAACATCTGCTCGACCTGAGTCACGAACCCGCCGAGATTGTTCTGCGGCAGCATCCCGCCAGTTTGCTCGGCGCGCTGGTAGGCTTGCTGCGAGGCGGCTTTGATCTCTGGCCGTGTCGGTATTGCAGCGCGGCGGGACATACGCGATTTCATGGCACCGATGCCCGGAATGACTCCGAGCCCGAGCCCGATAAGGTTGCCAGTGGCCCGCTTCGCCGGGTCGGGATTTTCTAGATCCATCCCGGCCTCGAGCGCCTGCGGAACGCCAGTCAATCGCGCAGCCTTATCGACGCCAGAGAGCATCGCCTGCCCTTCTGGTGTTCGCGGCTGATAGGTTCCGACTGGTTGCCCCGTAGGTAGTTCTAGCGCCTCCATGCCCGCATTCCAGGCGTAGTTGAGCGGAGCAGCGACCATCCCAGTCCCCACAGACAAAGCCGCCTCACCAGCGCCAAGGCCGAGCCGCTGCGTAGGGCTCAAGGCAAGGCGCGCGGACTCGACGGCGCCCATGGGCTTTTGCGGCTCTTCTGCCGGCACCGGTGGCCCTACAAACTGCCGTGGCTGGTCTGCTGGCATAGCGCGAATAGCCTGCGCGAGCTTGGTAGCTGCCGCGGTGTCGCCTGCCGCGTCAGCGGCCCGTAGTGCTTGCTCTAGCCTCTTTCGATCAGGGGGCGGGGGCATATTTGTTCAGCAGTGCGTCAAGTTCTGCACCCGCTCCACCTTCCTGCGATTCGACGTTAAACAGAGCTGCGTCAAGGTCAGAAATGAAGGCTTCGAGCTCGGCGATCGCCTTTGCCCTTACTGCCGGATACATTTCCGGGCCAGGTAGCTGTAGCTGCGCTAAGCGCTGCTCGAGGTCCGACTGGGCACCGACGCCTGGAGTACGGGTCAACGCCGTAAGTTCGGTCAATAGCTGCGCGTTGGCTTGATTCAGCTCCTGCCCGCTTGGCAGCGCTCCGCTGATCGTCCCGACAATCGGCCCGCCAGTCTTGAGCGCTTCCGATGCGGACTTGACACGAGCCAATCGCCGTTGAGCAGCGTCGATTCTCACCGACTTGATACCACCGCGAGCTTCGCCAGTGGTCGTGGCCTCCGCTACTGCTCCGGCCTTGGCTGCTGCTCCGGCCGCTCCAGCGGGGTCAGAAAGCACCGTGGTCGGCTTGTCAGGATTCAGCGGGTCGAGACCGAGAATGCCGCCTCCTGGGGTATCTCTGAACTGGTAGGGCGCGGTCCGCACCAAAGTGGACGGGTCATTGCTTTCGACGAATGTGGCCCATGACTCTGCCGTATAGTCGCGCGGGTTATACCGTCCATACGTCTGATTACGCGGAACGAGCTTGCTAGGGTCTCCAGTACGCTGATATTCGGCCAGGCTCGATGGCTCGAAGTCTGACGGGTTAGCCGGGCTCACAAGCCGGTCTTTCTTTCCGGTTTCAGTCGGGAACAGTCTCTCTGTCGAGACCTGGCCCAAAATCTGCTCCTGCTGCTCGAGCGGCAGGGCGCCGATGGATTGCATGGCCGACTCTTGCTCGGGATTGAATGGAGCAGGTTGACCGGGACGCAGTACACCAGACCCCGGTTGCCCTGGCTGGATCGGTGGATTCTGGACCAAGCCACGAAGTCTCGCGCCCATCGCTTGCCGTTCCTGGGCGTTGAGCTCGTCCTCGCGCGTGTCCGCTCCGCGACCTATAGCACCTCCTGCTAGAGCTTGCCCGAGCTGCACGAGCCCGTGCTCCACACCGTAGGTCGGAGTGATACGAGAACCGGCCCACTCTCGCGGGGCGCCTTGCTGACTTTGGGCCATCAGCACATCAGCCAAAGCACGCCGACGTTTGATATCGGTTCGCTCGGTCTCAACGTCTTGGAGTTTGGTGGGCATGGCTACGGCTTCGCTATTCGCTTAGCGATTGCCCCTCCGACTGGCCCACCCGCTACAGCGCCACCCAAGCCGAATAGGCCGCTCATCAAAGCGTTGCGGGATTGCTGTTTGGCGTTGTAGGCGTCGATCTGCCCTTGGTAGCTGTTATAGATTGGGTTTGTGATATCCGCCGGCCCTGTGGCTACGTCCGGAGCACCTTGGAACTGAGGCAGTTGAGCAGGGTCGCGCATCCCGCTAACAGAGGCGAATTCCTGAAACGGCCGGTCCCGCAAGGTTAGAAGCTCGTTCATTCCTCGATCCCGTGAATCCGCACTCATGTTGTACAAGCCCTGCATTTCAGCCATACCCCCTGTAATCGCTGAATCTCTAGCTTGCCCGTAGTCGAATTCCCGCTCCCGGCCGAACTGACCACGAGCGTTGTTCCAAGCCTCCGACCCCTCGACTACGCCCTTGTTCGCTAGCTGGGTCTCTAAGCCTCTTTCCCGCTCTGCGTAGGCGGGGTCTAGGAACGATGCCTGACGGTTGTAGAGCGCATCCTGGGTCTGCTTGCGCGCCCCCAGGAGGTCCCCTTCGCCATACCGCTGCTGTAACCCTGATGTGTCAACCGGCTGGCCGTAGGCCTGCTGTACCCCTGGTAGAAGGCTTCCAGACACACCCCCCACAGCCTGGCTCTGCCCGGTCTGCTGCTGGTACAAGGCCTGCTGCTCGGGACTCAGCTGGACGCTCTCATCCCACATCGGCGCCCCCGTAGTGGGATCGGTGCCGCGGTAGTTGAACGTCTGCGAACCCAAAGGCGTGGAAACGTTCCCACGATTGATCGCCGCGTTGTACCCGGCAGCTTGCTGGTTCAGCTGGGTCTGCTGCCCGGCGACCTGGGTAGGATCAGGCGGCGGCGGCGGCTTGGACTTCTTGCCCATAGAAGCGGCACTCCGATTTTAGTAGCCCCAAAACAATCACGTCCTCGCCATCCGGCCCCGCCTCGCGCATGCGACCTTCGTAGACAAATCCCAAGTGCCGATCGAGCTTCAACGCCCGTTCGTTGGTTGCCGGAACGAACGCAGTGACACGTCGCAATCCGAGCTGCACGAACGGATACCGGAACGCCGCCGACAGGAACTCAGGCACGCACCACTTGCGACCGTGCAAAGCAGCAACGTGCATCGAGATATCGGACTCCGAGAGGTTATTGTAGACCGCCACGGCTAGCAGTTCTCCGTTTCGCTCGTAGCCAATCGCCTGCGACCACGGTCCCCATTCCCGATTGCTCAGAATCTTCTCGGCAAAAGCCAGGCAACGGTCACGGTCGAAGCAGATCATATCGCCGGCCCTCTCGCCTCTTCGTAGACGAGATCCGTCGCGGACCACGAAGCGTTAACGTCGATCGGCTGCAGTCGCAAGCGTGGAGCAATCGCAGCCCCGTAGCCTACAGCCGTCTGCCAGTCCACAAAGGCTTCCGTAGCCCCCGCCCAGGTCACGTCCCAAATCCCGCCCCACGGGTCATTACCTGACCCTACACCGATGGTTTGCATGACAGTCGGTGGGGTGTCTTCGTAGTCCACGTCGATATCGACTGCCATGTTCACTTGACCGCCAATCGCAAGGATTGGACGAATCATGGTGACGAGCTTTCCTCGACCGCGGGACTTGAAGTAGTTGAACGCCTGCTTCCCGTCCGCCGTGATGTCTAGGTCATCGTCTTGGTGCCCGATATCCGCCTTGGCTAGAACACCGTTACCGCCGAAGTACAGTTGATCGCGCGAGACCTCGAAACAGAACGCATTCCAGCCGGTGAACTTGCACCACGAGCCATGCTGCATGTTCATGACCCACTGTCTAGCTGCGACGTTCTCGTTCGTCGGCACGTTCACAATGAGTTTTGACCCGGTGGGATGAGTCATGATCTGCCAGCCGAACCTCCCGCCGTGGATCAGCACGTCACCCGTGATGAGCTTCCGTATCTTGTCCGTGACTGACAGGGTAGGGTCATACTTCTGCGCTGCTATCGTCGCTCGGAGCGGATAAGCACCGTCCGCGCACATCACGACAGCATCAGCTCCGTACTTCGTCCAAACGCGATTACCCTGCTGTACCGGCCTGCCGATGACGAAGTGCGCCACTCGAGACCAAGTGGTAATAGACGCTGGATCAGTACCAGCGAACGCAACTACTTCCCCCTCGGTCGAAACGAAGGCGATGTAATCCACGAGGTCATTGAGCGAGTCGGTAAGCGTCACAATCGAGTGCAACCTTCCGCCGCGCTTGAACAGCGAAGCCAGGTTGAGCTCGGTCAGCGCTCCAGTGATCGACCTGACCGGCAAGTACCAGACGCTGAAGCTGTTCTTCTCGCCGAACCACAATCGGTCCTCGTACACCGCGACCGTGAACAGGTCCGATGTAGTGACTCCAGTCATTGTGGAGACGGTCCAAGTAGAACCGTCGTACTGCAACGCAGGATCAGCCCCGTTCACAAGAACAACAAACTGCCCACCAATCGTGCCGAAGTTCTGGTAGTCGTACCGAGTCGAGGTCACGGCTTGAACCGTTGCACCGGCTCCACCAACCACAGGCACAGACAAAGCCCCACCAGCCGTGCCGTTGAAGATCGAGCGAGTCGAACCGTTCACCACCGCGGTGAAAACGCTTGTCGCCACCGAGCCGGAATAGACGATGATCGCCTCGCACTGCCCGGTGAAAGTAGCGTAGGGGTCATAACCTAACCGAACGTCTACGCTCGTCGGCGTCGGAAAGAAGTTGTCCAAGACAAGCGCGTCGGTCTCGTCCATGTTCGCCACGGAGTCTCGAGCGTTCAAACCTCCTACCGGAGCAGGCAACGAAACCTGCTTCGAGACCGGAGCGCCGCGGCGGACTGAGTAGGCTGGCTGTCTCATACGTTCCAGCTCCCAATCGGGACCACCACAAACGGCCGATACTCACCAGTCGAGCCCATCATCGAAAGCGTCGGCTTCGTCCCATCACGAGCCATCGCATCGGCAACCATTCGCTCGTAAGTGATGAAGTCCTCGGTGTAGTCGAGTTTCTTGGCTGCTCGCCACCGCCACAACAGACCTTGCTGCATGATGTCTTCGTCTAGCAGCATCTCGTCGCTATCGACCGTGATCGCTTGCTTGTACGTCGTCCCTAATGTGTCAGTGGCCCACATG